GGATTTCGGCGGTAAACCCCTCGGCGACTGGAACTGGCTCATTGGTACGGACATGAAGATCCTCAACCGACGAGCAGAAATTCACTGGATAGGGCGCATGGGGCTGATGAACGGTCAGTTCTCCATCCCGCGAGAGTACCGAAAGAGCATCTGGAGACAGCTTGGCTGGACTAACTATGAGTACAACGAACGCGGATTCCTAAAAATGGAACCAAAAGACAAGATCCGAGCACGATTTGGGGGTTCACCGGACCACGCCGATGCTTGGTTGCTTACTCTGAGCCGAGCAAACGCTTACAAACGGCTGTTTTTCATCTAATGGGCAAAAGAAAACGCGGAGACAAGAGTTCTATGCGGCATACCCCGCAAAACAAGATTCGTCGCATCGACGCGGACCTCATCTTGTGCGAGAATGCGCTGTTTCGCATCGAATCGGGCCTCTGCCTGGAGAACATAGGCGAAGAGGCCGAAACTCGGCTCAATAAGCGCATCTCAGGGCTAAAGAGCCACATTGAGGGTCTGAAGGCCGCACGAGCGGCGTGGTCGAAGGGCGGACCTCGGGTCTCGCGCTGATGTCGAGCGGCTGTGAGTGCCCCTTCTGCTCTAGCGTACAGACGAAGGTGGTCGATTCACGCGCCGACAGTGACCGAGGCGCGGTCAAGCGCCGCCGGGAGTGCGAAAAGTGCGGCGAACGGTGGACGACCTTCGAGATCGAAGGGGACAGGCTGGCGCTCTACGAGGACGCGATAAGAGACCGACCCTAGTGGTTGCGCCTGCGGGGAGGGAACTTCCACTGATGCCTGGGGTCATTTGCTCCCAAAGTCGCGTCATGGGCGTGTTTCTCCCATAGATGCCGAAGAGCAGCCTCCTCGGGGGGCTCTGCTTGCTTCATCTTGCGCCTAGCGGCCTTCAGGTAGGGTCGCATCCACCAAAACATCGCTAACGCGCTCAAAAAGGCGAGGGCGAAGATGCCGCAGACGAATCCGAAGAAAAACGTGCTCATGTCCATCTAATGTACTCCTAGATCTCTCCGACGTGCGTATTCAGCGATGAGGGCGGCGTCGGCCATGCCCCAATCGACTTTGAACTCAATGGGGATGTGGGGAAACAGTGATTTTGCAGCGCGAACCGCGCTTGACTTGACTTTTGGGCCACGGGGGAGTCCCGAGAGCATCCGGCTCTGCCAAAGCTGGGGGGTGATCTCCATGTAGGGGATGTAGAGCGCGGAGAGAAGCCCGAGCCAAAGCCCGTACCCAACCCCAAAGTTGAACGCACCTACGCGCCCGTCCCTTGGCAGCGTCCCCACCTTCTCGATGCCTGCGAGCGCCTCCCCCTTCTCGTGCGATGCCCTCATCAACACTTCGCGCATACCGGGGATGTCGTAGTGCTTTTTCCCGTTGTCGGTGTAGACGGGAGTGCGGATGCACTGCGTCATGGACCCGTCGCTGTCCAAAAGGACGACAGCGCCCGTGATTCCGGGGTCGATGCCGATTATGCGCGAACGAGCCACTAAAACTTGCTCGCGGCTTGGGGCCGGGTGGCTTTTTCGCGCTCAAGATCGTCCACCCATCCCTTTAGCTGGGAAAGGTTGCCGAACTCCTGCGTGAGAACGTCTTCACCGCCCAAGAAGGACTTGTAGACGCGCCAATACCAGCGATGTCGGGCAAGTCGGTATCCAAAGTGGGAAAGGCGGTCTCGCAGCTCCCGACCGTATTTCGAGAGCCCGAAATCGATCAACTCTCCGGGTAGCTTTATTCGTCTGGGGTGCATGGTTCAATGATGGTGTGGGTAATGAAGGTGCTTTCGGCTTGAACGCCGAAGCGAAGTTCAAAAGTGCATCCGCATATGGCTTCGGCTGGTATCACTAGATCGCGCTCGTCGGGGTCCTTCTGTGATGGAAGATTGCGGACGGGGCTCTTGGTCCGCACGAACGGGATGTGGCAGAGAGGGCACATGACGTAGGATGAGTAGGCCCACCCCGGCTCGGGGTTGGTCATCAACGGGTAAGCCCGCAGGTCTAGGATGCGAGGTTCTTCTTCGTGGGGCATATCAGTCTTCGAGGAGTGCTTGCCAGATCCGGCTCATCGCGAGCCCCCATTCAGGGCCGTGATCGGCAATTCGGTGAGTATCGGCACCCCATGAGAGAGCATGAGCCCATTCGTGAATCAAGGCAAAGATGAGGGCATCTTCGGACAGTTCCCGATTTAGGCGAATGACGAAGTGCGGCCCCTGCTTTGATTCACGGAGGAAGGCGCAGTCGCCGTGATCGCCCTCGGGGAGCTTTAGCCTGCGGACCCAGATAGGCCACATGGGCGGCACAAGGATGCGAAGGCTTCTGGCGGTGTTGCGGAAATCGTTGCCCATCTAAGATCTCCAATCGACCGAGTATGGTGACCAGCGCCCACCAAGTACAAGGCGCTCCCGCGCACGGGTCATGCCGACGTAGAAGGTTCTGATGATGCCGTCCTTTTCGTCTCCAGGCTTCGACCACAGCCTCATGGCCGATGGTGAAATGTCTGGCAGGAGGATGACGGTGTCTGCCTGAGAGCCCTTGACTGAGTGAATGCTGCCCACGGTCAACTTGGGCTCCTCCCGCAGAGTCTTAGCTCCTCGCTTGCGAGCTACGGTAAGTGCGTACTCCATAAACTCTCGCCGTGAGGCCAAGAGGTTGTCCTCAAGCCAATCGAGAGATTTACCAAGGGCAAAGACCTCCTTGAGCGTTTCCCAGCAGTCCCCAAAGGTCGCTCGACCATCTCCGGTGTCTATGCGCTCAAAACAACGCTCCTTGTCAGTGCCGAGGTCGTTGATCCACCGCTTGCTGCCTGAAGTAAGGACGCCCTTTGCCCGCACCACCTCCGTCCACGCCTTGGCGTCGGCCCAGGTCCACATAGCAGCCTCGTCGCCATGCACATGGGGGTCCGGCCTCAGATACGACAGGAGCCTCTGTGCGCCCCCACGGAGAGGGTTCCATGCTCCGTTGGTGCTTCGATGCGGATTGTGGAAGGGGACGCCAGAGCGTCTTAGGGCGGCTATGAGAGGGCGCAGCATAAAGCCGCAGGTAGCCAAGATCATCACGCTCTTCCCGCGCTCAAGGTCAGCAATGGCTTCAGCTAGGAGGGGGGCGACGTGACGCCCGTTCCCTTGGGAGTAATCTACGGCTCCGGGGTCCTCTCTGGGCAGGTACTCGACAGCGTAGCGGTACGAAGCCTTGTTGATCCACCTGGAAGCGAGAGCGTGAACAGCTCTGGGCACCCGATAGCTTTGGGTGAGGTGATAGTTGTTCTCCTCGGGGATGTCGGGGGAGAGGAACGCCCGAGCCGACCCCCCGCGCCATCCATAGATGGCTTGGTCTCCGTCGCCAGCAAGGACAGCATAGGAAGCTCGGGCGTTCCATTTTCGAACAAGCTCCAACTCTAGCACGGAGCAGTCTTGAGCTTCATCCACGATGAATACATCGGGATTGCCCGGAGCATAGGCTACGTCCTCCAGGGCAGTCTCCATTAGCCCGGTGAAATCGACGTAGCCTTCGGCGTCCATCCAATCTTCCCACCGCTGCTGGAAGACCGCCACATCCTGCCGCCACGCCTCGCGGGGGATGCGGTTGTGGCGATAGACCTGAGCCAAGCCCATCAACTCATCGCCTCGATTGTTCTTGTCGGATCTGACTTCTGGCTCATCCATAGAGGGCTTGCCGCCGGACAGCTTGAATGAGGGCTCCATGTCGTTCCATGCGGCAATCTCACCTTCCGCGATCTTAGGGCGGGAGAGGGACCTAAAGGCCAGAGCATGGAGGGTTCCCACGTTTTGGAGGGGGATGGGCAGATCCCGCGTGGCGATCTCAGCCGCTGCCGTGCGCGTCAGCGAGCAAATCACGACCCCTTTTGGCCCAAACTTCTCAACAGCCTTGGGCACCCAGCGGGTTGCCAAGGCGCGTGTCTTCCCCGTGCCGGGGGGACCATGCAGGCGGTACTCAGTCAATCGAGCGCCCTCGTGCGTGGCGTCATGAAGATGGGAGTGCCTTCTCCACAGAAGGCCCCCTTGACATTGAAGTAGAAGAAATCGATGGCGTCCTCCCGCGTCATCTCATCGCGC